AAAGGAAACAGTGGTAGAAATTACTGTTTGTCTCAGACCTGATACATAGATATGTACCGGACGCGACGACCCCCTCACAATAGGACAGATTGTCGCACCCCTGAAACCCGCAGAAATCCGGCGATTAACACCGATGTTGTCGCCGGTTCTGCACCCCAGATAGGGCCGATCTGGTACTATCGGGAACGAAAAGACATCACTTGACGACCACGCATCAGCAGAGTATGATGCACAACCACCAATCAATTGCAGGATTTAGTCATGGCAAAGTGGAAACAGTTGAACGCATCGAGAGTCTTCCCGGATTTCAAACCGGTGCGGAACCCTCGATGGCTCTGGAATCGTTACGGAAAGTTCTACGATCCCTTGGTCTGGGTGAAGGTGGACGGCAGGGTACACCACTCCGGTGCCTCCCAGTTCAAGTCCAGTCCGAAGACAGGGCTGTCCAGCCTGTAGCTGTCCTTAGTAAATGTGACCGTTCCGAAGAGCGTCTGTAGCACGAGCGGTTCCATATCGAATTACTCCCTTTTTAATCTTTGTCCACAAGTTGGAGCCACCACGGTGACCCCCGACATTGAAGACATCAAACACGAGTGTGGCAGTACTGAATGTCATGGCAATTCTCCTGCCCCAAATATAATGCTGCACTGCAACATAGACAAGATCATGCCAGAAATCATAGCCATTCCACTTGCAGTTGTACTACTCGTCGGCGCGATTGCATTCACCTTAATCTTCTTCAGAGGCAACGATGAGTGATTCAGAACCAGTCAAGACACACATCCCGTGCCACCTATGCGGATCGTCCGACGCAGGTGCACTCTACACAGACGGACACTTCCACTGTTTCAGCTGTCGTCAGACCGAACACGCATACGACGGCGAACACGCACACGAGGTAGTAACTCATATGAAACCAACACATCAGAAGCCCCGGCTAGTTCACGACTCCTCCCGACTGGATGAGATGCTGAACGGCCTGACCTGCGGCGTCCTTGCAGACCGCAAGATTTCGGCAGCAGTTGTCGAGAAGTTCGGGGTCCGCATCGACAACGTCAACGACCGACACCTCTACCCGTACCGTAACGCGGACGGTGCCCTGACAGGGGTGAAGACGCGGTACTCCAGAAACAAGACGTTCTCATGGGACGGTAACGGACAGACAGTCCTGTTCGGGATGAACCTGTTCCCCGGCGGTGGCAAGACAATCACCATCTGCGAGGGCGAGATCGACACCATGGCCGCACACCAGATGAATGGGTCGAAGTGGCCGACAGTCGGGATGCCATCAGCCACCGGGGTCAAGGCTGTCAAGGAAAACCTCGAATACCTGAACACGTTCGAGGAAATCTATCTGGCCTTCGACAACGACGATGCAGGTAAACGTGCCACCGAGGACGTTGCCAACCTGTTCGAGCCGAACAAGTGTAAGGTGGTCAACCTCGCCCCACTGAAGGATGTCGGTGAGTATCTGGCCGAGGGTAAGGTCGAGGACTACACCCGACGCTGGTGGAACGCGCAGCCATTCACCCCGGAGGGTATCGTCCGTGGCTCGTCACTCTGGGACTTGGTCTCCACCGACGACGACACCCCGTCAGTAGAGTATCCGTACGATGGACTACAGGAGATGACCTACGGCATCCGTGTCGGTGAGTTGGTAACGCTCACCGCCGGATCAGGACTGGGCAAGTCTGCCGTCGTCCGCGAACTGATGTACCACCTGCTCAACGTGACCGAGGACAACATCGGCTGTATGTTCCTCGAAGAATCCACCAAGCGGTCAGCCCTTGGCTTCATGTCGATGGCTGCGAACAAGCCGCTGCATCTGCCCGACACCGAGAAGACACCGGAGGAACTACGTCTGGCATTCGATCAGACACTGGGCACCGACCGTATCTTCCTCTACGACAGCTTCGGGTCGAACTCGCTGGAGAATATCATCGGCAGGGTCCGTCACATGGTGAAGGCCATGGACTGCAAGTACATCGTCCTCGACCACCTGTCCATCGTTGTCTCCAGTCAGGAGAATGGTGATGAACGTAAGGCCATTGACGAGATCGTCACCAAGCTGCGTATGCTGGTGCAGGAACTACGCATCAGTCTCATCATGGTGTCGCACCTCCGCCGACCGCAGGGTCAGGGCCACGAGGACGGGGCAGCGACTAGCCTGTCACAACTCAGAGGCTCTGCTGCCATCGCACAACTATCCGACATGGTCATCGGATTGGAGCGTAACGGACAGCACGAGAACGAGGTGATGCGGAACACGACAACAGTCCGTGTCCTGAAGAACCGATTCTCCGGCATCACCGGACCTGCCACCTACCTGTACTACGACAAGACCACAGGACGCTTGACAGAGACTGGCGAACCGGGGCAGGATGACACACCCGTCTTCGACAACAGCCCACTAGCAGACTTCACATCATGAGTGAGAAGAGATGCACCAAATGCGACATCGTAAAACCAGTTGAGGATTTTCATCGCGTAAGAAAAAACGAAGAGACTAGACATACTTGGTGTCGCGTATGTTGTAACGCATACAAACGCGATCACTCTCGAGAAAATCGAATACAAAAGCTTCCCAGATATATGTTGTATGCCTGTCGAGACAGGGCAAGACAGCGTGGACTCGAATGCACAATAACGATAGAAGATATTGAAAGCGTCATGGTTGAAGTCTGTCCTGTTCTGAATATCCCGTTAACAGTTAACGAAGTCGGATCATCCAAAGACAATTCGTATTCGCTCGACCGCGTTGATAACAACAAGGGTTATGTTCCGGGAAACATCCAGATCATTTCAGGAAAAGCAAACAACATGAAAAGTAACGCAACACTCGAAGAACTTGAGGCGCTTGTCGCCTACATGCGCCGTCATGTCTGACGTCATCGTTGACATAGAGACGGACGACCTCGATGCCACGACGATCCATGTCGCCTGTACCCGTGTGGTCGGAACCGAGGATCGCCGGACATTCACCTCGGAGAACATGGCAGAACTGCCCGACTACCTCCGGTCCTTCGACTGGATGTACGGACACAACGCCGTGAACTTCGACATCCCGGTCATCAACCGTCTGCTGTGTGGCCCCGGAGGGGCAGCTGACCTCGACCTCGCCAAGGTTCGAGACACCATGCTGATCAGTCAGCTTCTCTGGCCTGATCGCCCCGGCGGACACAGTCTCCGGGCATGGGGTGCCAGACTCGACGATGCCAAGATCGACTTCCACGACTGGAGCCTCGGGGCAACAGCCGAGATGATCGAGTACTGCCGACAGGACGTTGACCTGACACATCGTGTACTGACACACCTACAGGGCGAGGCGTACCAGATGGACAGGGGTGCTGGTGGTGCGTCGTGGAAGTCTGCCATCGCCATGGAGCATCGTGTCCGTGCCGTGATGAACTCGGTCGAGGATCATGGCTACTACCTCGATCAGCCTCGGGCAGCGACTCTTGTCGCCACCCTGTCTAATGAGGTTGCCGAGATCGAAGCAGATGTTCTGTCAGAGATGCCCGACATTCCCAAGCCTCGTCGCCTCGTCACCCCCAAGTATCGCAAGGACGGCACCCTGTCATCTGTCGGGCTGAAGCATCTCAACGATCCATCTGTCTGCGGTGGTGAACACACAGCTATCGAGTGGCAGACCTTCAACCTTGCAAGTCGTCAGCAGATTGCCGACCGTCTCCAGCGACAGGGATGGGTGCCACGGAAACACACCGAGAAGGGACAGCCCATCGTCGATGAGGCCACGCTGTCCACCATTGACCTACCCCTTGCACAGAAGATTGCCCGTTACCTCCTGCTTCAGAAGCGAGTGGCACAGGTCACCTCATGGCTCGACAAGGTAGACAGGGACAGCCGTGTCCGCTGCGGCTACCTGACACTGGGTGCCATCACCCACCGCATGTCCTGCACCGGCCCGAACCTACAGCAGGTGCCGGGACCACAATCCGAGTACGGCATGGAGTGCCGGTCGTGTTGGACTATCCCGGAGGGACGACAACTCATCGGCACTGACCTTGCCGGTATCGAACTCCGATGCCTTGCCCATTACCTTAACGACAACGACTACACAGAGGAACTTATCAATGGAGACGTTCACACAAGAACTCAACACCTTGCTGGATTACCTACACGGGCTGGAGCGAAGACTTTCACATACGCACTGCTTTACGGGGCGGGAAACGCAAAGCTGGGAACAATTATCGGAGGCGGAGCAGATGCTGGTGCTGCAATTAGGGAACGATATCTCCGTGGTATGCCATCATTTGCGAACCTACAGCGAAGAGTTGCCAGACAGGCGGTATCAGGCACAGTCACCGGCATCGACGGGCGACACGTCCGAGTCCGTTCAGAACATGCAGCCCTGAACACGCTGCTCCAATCATGTGCTGCGGTCATCGCCAAGCAGTGGCTGATCAACGTATCCGAGACGCTACCCACCGGGGCAAACATCGTAGCCATGATTCACGATGAACTCTGCATCGAGGCTGACACCAGTCTCGATCCCGAGGAGATCGGACTGATCTCAAAGAATGCTGTACAGGCCGTGGCCGATCAGCTATCCTTTAACTGCCCACTAGATTGTGATTGGAAGGTGGGCAACAACTGGTCGGAGACACACTGATGAAACGTGTAAAGTTCACGCCCGAAGATATCGAATACGCCAAGCAGGTAGCCCAAGACATCTATGATGAGTCGCGCCGTCAGGGACTAAATCCCGGCAACGCAACAGGTCGTGGATATGAAGCTAAGAACGAGATACTTGGTGTTATGGGGGAGATGGCCTACGCCAAGGCCACGGGCAGAAAGTTCGTCCCCAACATCAACCAGTTCAAGCGACCTGACGTCGGTGACACCCATGTCCGCAGCAGTTATTCATTAGGTCATATGATACTTCGTCCCGGTGATGTGCCGGGTCTGTACAGCTTTGTTCATGTCGCTAGGGATCACACATGGGCAACGGTTATCGGACACTTCGACGGGGCCGAGGCCATGACAGACAAGTACTGGCGTACCAAGGAGCAGATCGCTAACGTACTCGGACCGGGTGATGCTGCTTGGATCGTTCACTTTAAAAAACTTAAACCACTGCAAGAGGCAGCATAATGAAGATTGAAGTAAACCTTAATGATGAATGGGTCGATGAGGTTGTGGCGGCATCGCTGCGTGACTTCATCCGGCGCGACTACAACACACCCGACACACCCATCAAGGCCATGAAGAAAGTGCTGAAGTTCTACAGCGTCAAAGAGGACTACACGGATTTCATGGAAGACATCAAGGAATTGGATGACATTCATCGTCATCAAGAAAGGTTTGACTTCTGATCGGCAACCTGATAGAAGTCAGATGTGCGATACAGAGGGGCTTCGCACACCCCCAGAAACCTAAAGGAAAACATCATGCCTACACTTACCGGAACTGCTCACTGGGCCAAGGTACACGAAGCCGCCAATAGCCCGAAGTACCCCGACAACTACCAGTACTCAGTCGATATTGGTCCGTTGTCGGTTGACGACATTGCCGAACTGACCGCCCAAGGTCTGGCCGACAAGATCGTCCACGATCATGCGAAGAAGGATTACACCCCGTGTATTACCTTCAAGCACCCGCCGGTTGTCTGGGAAAACAATCCCGACGATCCCGACGGTGATCGGATCGAGGTTCCGTTCGAGCCTCGTGTTGTTGACGCCGAGATGAACGCCATTCCGAAGAGTACCCTCATCGGTAACGGCTCTACGGTGAACGTGGTGTACTTCGCATCACACTCCAAGAAGTACGGCACGACCTCGGCCCGTTTCAATGCGGTTCAGGTTGTTGATCTTGTGCAGTATGCAGGGTCAGCACCAGACCCGATGGCTGAACTTGCAGCAATCGGGAACGGGGCATCGTTCTCCGCCTAGTAGTCCGGGTCCGGGGGTACCCGTTATCCACCCCCACCTAATTCAGAGGAGGCAGTACCATCAAACGTATCGAAGACATTCCACAAGACCTACAGATGATGTTCGATCTGGGGATCACCGACCCTAATCCCCGGAACGTCGAGACCATGCTGTCGGATATGCGCGAAGCTGTTCTTCGATCTATCTCCGAACCGGCCAAGAAACCTAAGACACTTCGGATGTCGAACATGGGACGGCCCGACCGTCAGCTATGGTACGACATCAACAAGCCGTCACCCAATTCTGGAATGCCGTACAGTCTACGCATCAAGTTCCTGATGGGCCATCTGATGGAGGCTCTGATCCTGTTTCTGATCAAAGAGGCAGGGCACTCGGTCGAGGACGAGCAGCGCGAGATCGAGATCGGCGGTATCAAGGGACACATGGATGCCCGGATCGACGGGGTCGTCACCGACGTGAAGACAGCATCACGGTACGGTATGAAGAAGTTCGAGGATGCCCTGACCCTTGCCATGGACGACCCCTTCGGATACATCGGGCAGATCAGCGGCTACGCACAGGCGTGTGGTGATGATCGTGCTGCCTTCCTTGCCATCAACAAGGAGTCCGGTGAGATTCAAATCTGCACCGTCTCTGGCAACCACATGATCAATGCAGAGGAGCGGGTCTCCCATGTCAAAACCGTCCTGTCTTCTGATACGCCACCTGCTCGATGTCACGATCCGGTCCCAGACGGGAAGTCGGGCAACCTCGGACTGGCGAAGGGTTGCACGTTCTGCGACCACAAAGTTGAATGCTGGGCCGATGCAAACGGCGGCGCAGGACTCCGAGGATTCCGATACGCCAACGGAGTGAAGTACCTAACCCATGTAGCAAAGACACCAAATGTCGAAGAAGTCGTCCGGTAGAGGACATTGGAAGAACCCATCACGACTACGACTCGACCCGGATAACTCCTTCGGCTTTGTCTATCTTATTGTCAATCTTCTGACAGGCCAGAGATACATAGGCAAGAAGCAGTATCACCAGTATCGAAAGGGTGTGCGGACACGACCATCAGACTGGCGTACCTACACATCCTCATCACGTACCCTCAACGAAGATATCAATCGACAAGGCAAGTGTAACTTTCATTTCGAGATACTTGCCGAGTTCAATACAAGAGGCGGACTGGTCTACGGCGAGACGCATCTTCAGCATGTCTGCAATGTCCTAACAGAGGAACTAGAAGACGACGAACGACTGTTCTACAATCGATTCATCGACAAAATCCGGTTCATCCCGAAGGAGTTCATGACGGCCAAGCAAAAAAAGAAAGTTATGAGCCGTGTCCTCGAAGATTTCCGTTGACCTCGAAGAGAAGTTAGAGGTATTGTCAGATACACCTGCCGGTGATCCACACCGGCTCCTTTTCATGGCCGTTATCTTTCAGGCCATGCTCGACGCAACCAAGCCAGAGGCAGACAATGAGTCAGCAGAAGCAGTCCTTGAACGGAGCAGGGCACAGGCGTGGCTCTTCGCAACAACGGGAGTTACAGCAACAGACTTCATCACCGTCTGCGTTTTGGCCGGGATCGACTACAGTCATGTCCGGTCCTTTGCCCATCAGGTCATCAACACAGGCGAGTCCAGCTTCATCAGAAAGAAAATCAATGCCATCCTCAACCACAGTTAAATCAGACGGCTGGTCTACCAGCTACTACGAATTGCCGCCCGGTGCTGCTGAACTACAGGACCTGATCGAGTATCGGAATATGAACTTCAGCGTCGGTAACATCTTCAAGGCCTGTTATCGTCTGGGCCGTAAGGACGGGGCGACAACGCTCTACGACCTGAACAAAATTAAGTGGTACGTCGAGCGTGAGATTGCCCGACT